GGAGGACTTCGTAAAGCTTTAAAAGTTGATAAAGATTATAAATTTAGTTCATCCTCATTAAAACCTTTATTAAAACACGAAGAAGGTAAAAAATTTACTTTTCAAGATAATCAGTTTGTTATGTCTGAAAAATTAAAAAAACAAATACAACTTGCCGTAAATATGATGAAAAAATAATTATTTTTTATATTTTTCCCATATTGATTTATCTACTTTTCTCGCAGGTCCTCCCATAATTACACTTGCTAATCTTGCTCTCGCCCACTGTGTTGCTGATACATTCGGTCTTGACCCAGCACTATAATATGCTCCCCTACCTTTACTTAAAATTTCATCAATACCAGTTTTACTAATAATATTTTTACTAATAAAACTATCATTAGTAATCTTCTCACCATATTTCTTTTCAAACGCTACAACATGACTACTTCGTTTTGTTTTATAATCTACTTTCGGTCGGTCAGTTCCTTCCTTTATTGATTTCTCTTGTTTTTTTTTATCTTTATCACTCAAAGACTTTGGGACATATTTTGGATTTATTTTATCACTCATTTATTAAATTAAAATAAAAAAAATAATATTTAATTTATTTATATATGGTTAGAAATGTCATCATTGACCGTGTCTATTATCAAAACCATAAAGAAGAAATCAAAGTCAAAAAACAAGAATATTACAAAAATAACAAAGATAAAATTATTGAAAATCAAAAAAATTACAGACAAAAAAAAAAAGAAGAAAAACAAAAAGAAATAAATTAATATTAATTTATTATTAATAATTATTAAATGGAAAAAAAAAATTTTGATTTAACAGTACTCCCAGTTAAACAGGACGCTTTTGGGATCAACATTAGAAGACCATTCCATCCAATTCTCCCAAAAATTAATCAAGGTGCTTTGTTGATTACTGTGGCATCTGTAAGAAGCGGAAAAACTAATTTACTGACTAATATTTTCGGTAATTCTAATTTTTTTAGGGATGCGTTTGATGCTGTCTATATTTTTTCAAGCACAATCGCCCAAGACCAAACTGGAAGACGTTTAAAAGAGATGTTTCCAACCACAACCTATGATACTTTTGATGAATCTAAATTACAAAGAATTTTAGACTTTCAAATGCAACAAGACGAGGACGATAGAGAAGCAATAGCAATAATGCTGGATGATTTACCGAATTATTTAAAGCCAAAATCTTTATTTTTTACTTTAGCTTCTAATTATAGACATTATGGAATCGGTTTATTATCCTATTCGGTTCAGTCCTTCAAGATGATTCCACCAATTGTTAGGAACAATGCTACTAATTTACTACTCGGCACATTAAATCCAAGTCAATTAGAACAATTATCGGCAGAATATTCTGAAAATTTTGGAGGAAAAGAAAATTTTAAAAGAATGTACAGAATTGCCGTTCCAGAAAGATTCAATTTTTTATATGCCAGATTAGATGAACACCCAGCTATATTACATAAAAATTTTGATGATAAAATTTTATTTCAGGAAAAATAAATAAGTTTTCTTCAAATAAAGAAAACATTTTAAAAATAAAATAACTTTTAATTTATTTATTTTTATTATAAATGGAGACTCTGCTAATAGAATCAAATAGAGATACAGCAGTTAGTTTAGTTGAATTAGATGATGAAACTGTCCCATCAAAAATAACAGTTGATCCAAATGTTAAAGAAAATAAGTCAACGTGGAGTACGATTATAGATCCACTAATATTACAAGCAGGTGATCAAATTAGTTTAGAATCAGCATCAATAAATATTAAAGGAATTGGAGATGGTGAAAAATATAATTCATTCACAGGATCAGTTCAAACAAATACTGGGAAAATTCTTGATAAAAAAGATAATTTCGCTACTCTTGAGATTAATTATTATATAAATAATAATAATCAATTTACAATCCCGTTGCCACTTGGTACAGCAACAAGGTGCGACAGCCGAGGTGGTTTTTTTACCAGAGCAACATTTGGTTGTCCTTCACTAACAGGTAAAAATATTTGGGGAACTCTGTTTGAAGAATATGAAGTCGGAGTTCCATATACCGCAACCACAGAAGCAGAAAGAAGATTAGAAATTTCTTCTAACAAATTTGTAAATATGAATTCATATAATTATCAATGGAGTATGGGCAGAGGACAATATTTTTATACTACACAAGGACAATCAACCACCGCATATGATACTGAAATAGGTGATTATTCTACAATTGAGATTAAACAAACCGACCCAACTACTTTAGAGAAAAAAACAACGTGTGAAATTGCTGGTTATTTATCATGGACTAATAATGTTCCAATCTGGGGACTACAAGGAACTCAATTTCATCAATCAGTTGGAATTGCTGAGGATACAATTAATCAAAATATTTCTAATAAAGACACTGGAATATTCGTAAAAGATCTTGTCGGTGAACCAGCAGTAATTAAAATAGATCCAACCGCAACTCCTACAAATACTATAGAACAAGGAGAAATTCCAAGTATTCAAGGTGGTGCATCACCATATCAAATATTGCCTGGAGGAATTTTTAATGATAATGCCATAATATTTTCAAAGGGTCAAACACTGGTTCAGTTAGATGGAGCGAGTACTAACGATTATTATTCTAATGTAAATAGTGCCGTAGCTCAATGTCAAAATGGAAACTATCAATATTCCCTCGCAAAAATAGCTAAAAATTGTTTGCCTTATGATTTGAATGATTTAAAAGAAGGCAAAACAATTGAAGAAGGAAGATTTGTATATAATGATCCTATGATTATTGAATCAACGAGATATAAAGGTGGTTTAAACACTTGTAGCCCAAATGGTCAAAAATTATTTTGTCCTAACTACATTGATGAAAACTTGTGTAATTTAGGTCCTTACTATAATGCAATAACAAATGATACACGCCCAAGAGAAACAACGCCGAGCAGTAGTTTATTATTTTATAGAGATTATACAAATAATAATAGAAATAGTAATTATTTTAACTATTTAAAACAGGAAATAAATTTGGAAGTTCCAGAAGGTAATATATCAAGCCAACGTGTAGCAGATTTATTAACAGAAGAATTAAAAGATAGACAGGGTACAACCGATAATTTATCAAATGGATTAGGAATATCCCCAGCTATATATACAACATTTCCAAAAGACAACATAGATGGATTTCAGACAGATGTTATAGAAAAAGATCTTGGAGTAGCAAAAAAAATTTTACCTACAATTGCTTCAAAAACTTATCAAAGTTTTCCTACATTAACAGGATTAATTTGGGAAACTGCCTATAAATCACAATATGACGTAACATTACCAACTGACGCTGACCCTGATAGGTTTAATCTTGGTTGGAATTGTATAGAACCAGAAGTTGTTTGTAAAGCTCAAGAGAATATGGGTTCTAATTATGATGCTAATCAAGCGTACAATAAATATTGGAAGTTAATGTTATGCGGAAATCCGAATGAATGGAAGAGTATTTGTTGGTTGAACCCTATGATTCAATCTACCCCTATGACACAGTTTCAACTTACAGACATATTTACTTCTGATGATTTCCAAAAGTATTCAATTTATACAGGACAAATACCAGAATTTATTGGAACAAATAGTTCAGGAAACCCAGTTGATTTTACATACCAATTTAGAGCAATTAGAAAAGCTAATAATGGCACAAAAAATACAACAAGTTACATGGTAGGGCAATATGGTTGTCAAAGTTGTTTGCTTGAGGGCGGAGAAAATTTAGGTAAAAATAATATATTAGTATCGGAGTCTACAAGAGCTTTCATGTGTGATTGGTATTTAGGAGCTCAAGTACATACAAAAACATTAAGTTCAACTGAATATGATACATATGGTCGTTCCGCAAGATCTGCTATATTCTCTAAACCATTAAACAGATTAAAATACAAACCTATAAGATTGGAAATGTTTGTAACAAATATAATTTATGATGGAAATATAGATATTAGTATAATAAATGATAATTATGATTTACTTACAAAAATAGAAAAAAATGAAAATTCGCAAAATAATATTTTATCACAAAGTGCAAATTTTTTTGATAGTAATTACGTTGAATGGGTAGTTGGTAGAATAGATGATGCTTATTCATATCCAGGCACTTTAACACATAATATATCTACATATGAAAATTATGTAACAACAAGATCTACTCCAACGAGTGGTCTCGGTCCTCCAACACCAAATCGTGTAGGTGTACCTCGTTTTTTACCGAATATTTTTCAAACATATAAATTATATTTACAACAACCATATAATAATCAAATAAAAAGTAGTACTGATATACCTACAAATCTTTCAAGTGTTGAATTATCTGCTTGGAAAGAAAGAACCTATGTAGATAATAATGGTGTTAATAGAACAGTTGGCGGTAATTATGCTTTTTGTAATGAATCCATAGGAACAGAAATAGCAGATATGCGATTGCAGGGGGACAATACTAAATTTTTAGGTCAAACACTTTTCGCTGCGGATAATGATGCTTTAAAGAATTTTTGTTATGATGAAACAGTAACAGGAAATACTAAAAAAAAAGAGTGTGGTAGAATGGTTTTTGGAATTCCCTGTTATTCAACATCTGCCGATGATTATATACCAACACCGCCACCAGAAACTGCACAGTTCTATAAACAATCAGAAAATAAAAATCAAAATCCTTCATTGGCTTATCAAAAAGGACTTCGCAGAAAATTAAAAGGTTTTAGATATTTACCACAAATTGATAATAATGGAAATTCCATAGATTACTGGAGTGCAAATAATGCGTGGAATGAAAATATACTATTACCTCAATCAGTTAGTGCTAAATTTACAACAAGACCTACAGGAAATCTTTGGACTGAAGTTAAATTTAAAGAATTATGGAATAAATTATTAGCATTAAATGAAGGAAAAGGTATTGGATGTATTCCCTTATTTTATAAAAAATCAGCATTAGCAGGTTTAAAACAACCAGGTTCAACAACCGATATTAGTGAAGGAACCGCAAATATACCATTTTTAGCAGTAATTTTAACAGGAAATCAGGAGGAAATATTACTCCCAGAAACTGGAGAAAGTATATCTTTGGGGACTTCACCTTCATTATCACAGAATACTCTCGCTATGCCATGTAGCACACAACAGGTAAATTTACAAACAGATTTACAAAAATTAGGAAATACTCCATTGGTTCAAAGTGGGGAAACCGATGTAAGAAACAATTATTATCAACAAAATGTCGGAGTTCAAGATGCCTACCATTCAAGACATGTAGATAGAACAGGAGATTCTGCACGTGGTGTTCCACAGAGCAATGTGCGTACGCTTAACGGTTTTGTGCCTTCAAAATCTACAAATCTAACACAGTTTTTAGGTAGTGGTGGAAAAACTTATTCACCAGTAATAAATATTGGAGCAAATGATCCAGCGTTTGAATATGATGCACAATCTGAACGTTTTTCATTAAATAATTTACATACTGCGATGACTCAGGGAAATGGTGTTTTTCAATTAGCAAGTTTTGGTGCGAATGCATCTCCTGAAACACAAATAGAAACTGCTTATGTTAAAACAAGTGCTTTTTCGGCTCAAGTAAATTTACCTTGTGGATATTTTCAAAAAAAAAATGATTTACGACCTTTCACAAAATCTGCTCAATCAACAAGTAGTACTGTTCCAGCTTCTCAACCACCTCCATTTTTAATTGGAGGAGGTAATTTTGGTTTAAAACAACCAGATCCAGATTCAACTACACAAAATAATATATTACCAACTTCTATTATACAGAGTCCTCCAGCCCAAACTGCACCTTCTAATCCTTCAAATTTAGTTGGTCCTACGTGGGGTTGCGGAATACATTTTCAAACAGATCAAAATTATAATAGAGCTTCAGAAAACGGGACAGGAAAAGAAGTTTATATCTCACAATATGATACAAACTCACCAGCAAATTATTACATACAAACATATTTATATACAGCAGATAATCCAGCAGTCGGAGAGGGGACAATAACTTCAAATGATTTTTTTATTCCAGGAAAGACAGATGGTACAGACAATAAAACTTTAGGGGCTTCAACACCAAATGATCAAAAATCACGTTTAAGAATATTAATGGCACAGAGCATTGACGGAAATATAATTAAACAAACTTTTCCACAACTTCAAGGAATCACAAATAGAGTTTTTAGGAATAATCACGGCGAAGAAATAAAGGCATCTGAACATAATGGTTCATATGAACCAGGGGGTTTAATTCGTTCAAAAAATGCACAGAGAAATCAAGTTAATTTACCAGTTTTATTATCATCATCTTTAACTCACTTTGTACCTAATTGTACTTATATGACACCTTATGATATGAATCAATTTAAATTGAGGTGCTTTGATACTTTACAAATTATTTCTGGTGAATCATTAGAACCTTTATCA